CTGAAGAACCTCCCGCCCATCATGCGCAAGATCGCGAACGACCGCGACTATGACCGGGCGTTCAAGAAGGCCAAGAACTACTTCAACACGACCAACCCCGTGATGACCGACTACGGCCAAGGGTTCGTCAATGAGCTGCGCCCGCCCCATAACCGCATCAAGGGCAAGTTCGGTGGCCGCATCGGCAAGTCCGTGCGCCCGGTCAAACTCAAGATGCTCGTCGAGTCTAAGTCCGACCTCGACCAATACATCCGCGACCGCCAAGCCATGGTGGGCATGATCAAGGCGGGCTGGGCCTCGGCCCTGCGCTCCCTGCCTAAGCCTGTCATCAATGGCGTGCCCAAGGACTTCGGCGTCAAACTCCTCAGCGTAGCCTGGATTAACCGGCACAACCGCGTGCTCGGTACCAACAAACTAACGGCCAACGAGAAGGTCGTCGATCTGAGCGTGACGAACACCCAGGGCAACGTAAACGGCATCGCCACTGACGCCGACGTGCTCGGCCTCGTCTACGCCAACCGCGTCAAGCAGATGAAGGCCCGCTTCGAGCGCCACATGAACAGCACCATCCAGCGAGCCAACCGCCGCTAACCACTTATGGGAACCAAATCCATCCGCCACATCGTAGAGGCCACCTTGGCCACCTACCTATCCACCCAGACCGGGCTGACCACCGTGGCCTTCCTGACGGGCGACAGCGCCGCCACCCAGACCTTGCCCAAGGCCGTGGTCCTTTGCGAGTCCGCCCGTAGCCCTGCCGACCTCCCCGAGGGTGAAGGCAACTTCAGCTGCTCGGTCCGCATCACCCTTTTCTCGAACGCCGACGACACGACCCTCGCCGATCACCGCGCCCGCTGCGCCGCCCTGTCCGGCAATATGCGTGACCTGACCAGCATCAAGGCGGCCTTCGTCACCTCGACCGACGCGGCCTGTTACGACGTCACGATGCAGTCCGAAGACGAGGGCATCGACGAGCGCTCCTGGGCGACTTCCTTCTCGTTTGACGTGCTGGTGGTCCTGCCTGCCTAAGCCAATTCCAAAGCCTGCAATTACAAATGGCCGCCATCTCAAACGGAACTAGCTGCATCTACGCAATCGCGGGTACTGTCACCAATTTGTTCGTGCAGTCCTACAGCCTTTCGTCCTCTTTCAACGCCGAGGCCACTGTGGTCGATGAGGCTGGCCTGACCAAGACGCACCGCCTCGACGACCGCAAGTCCGAGATCACCATCGAAGGCATCGCCAAGACCTCGACCATGCCGGTGCTCGGCGCCGCCCTTTCCTTCACGGTGAACACCGCCTCCGCCTATCCGGCTGGCTCTGCTTCCGTGTCCTTTGTCGGCACCATCACCAAGATTGACGACAAGGGCTCGAACAAGGGCTTCACCGCCGTCACGATTACGGCGATTGATTACGAAGGCATCACGCCTGCCTAATTGACACCCCCGAAAAGGTGGCAGTCTAGAGGACAGTGGACCGTCGCTTCCTCAACGCCTACGTCGACCCGGCTCCTTTCAGGTTTCTGGGTCGAACTCTTTACCCCTGGTGCCTCAAGTATCGGGTGCGTCTGATGGCCTTTGACTCCCCGCTGGTCACCGGCTCCCGCGGCATCACCCCTGCGGACCTTATCTTTGCCTGCCAAGTATGCGCCGAAGAGCAGCTGGGCGAGATTGGCTGGAGGGACCAACTGCGTATCCTGCACCTAGGTCGCAGGCCGGAAAAGTTTGAACGCCTAGTCGAAGCCTTCGCCGGCTATATCCTCGTCCAGGACTGGCCGAAGTTCTGGGAGCAGACCAAGACCAAGTCAGGGGGCGGTGACAAAGGGGTGCCTTGGCCGCTGTCCATCGTGGCCAACTTGATTGCGTCTGGCATCCCTGAGAAGCGCGCTTGGGAGATGCCGGAGTGTCAGGCCATCTGGCTTAACTCCGCCCTGGCTATCCGCAAGGGTGCGGACGTGGCGATCATGTCGCCCGAGGAAGAAGCCTTCATGGCCGAGGAGGAAGCCAAGGAGGCCGCAGCCGCGGCTGCTTCCAATCCGGCAAAGGAAAGCACCCCCTGACATGGCCCAAGACCTGACAGTCAACATCAAGACCACCTCCGACGTCCCGCAGGCGATGGACAAGGCAAAGGCCGCTACCAGTGGATTCTCTAAACAGGTCGAAGACATCCAGAAAAAGTTCAGCACTAGCTTCAAGGACATCTTCCTGTCCTTCCTCGGTCCTATGGCTTTGCTGGGCACTGCCATCGGCTTTATTGGCAAGATGATTGCCGATAACCAAAAGAAACAACAGGAGGCCAACCAAGCAGCCATTGACGGAACTAACGCACTGATGTCCGCGGAAGACCGTTACTACGCAAATAAACTTAACAACGAGAAAAAAAATACAGAGACTCTCGAGGAAGCGGCCACTGCGCGCGCAAAAGTAACTCAAGATTTTTTTGAGAACGATCCTAGGGGCAAGCAAATGTATGATGAAGCCTATAGGGAAAAATTCTTTGGTCATCCATTCAAAAAAACAAAGCCTGGGCTTATTAAGGATGACCCAGAAATACAGGCAAAGGTGCAAGCGATTATCGCTGAGGACATGAAGAAGAACCCTTCACTTGGTGCAAATTCAGCAGACGCAAAAGACAAGACCTTCAAAGGCCCGGAAGGCTTCGGCAACGTGATCGGCGTCGGACCCAATCCGGTCATGGAGGCCATGGCCGCTAGTCTTGAAGAAGCAAAAAAGACAAACGCTCTTCTCGAGAAGATTGCCGGAGACTCTGGCGCCACATCTTGGATGAACTCAACCCCCTCTAGAACCGCCCTGCTCATGGGCAAATAATTTATGGCTATCGTAAAGAACGGCAACGCCCTCACCACCCCGGTCCAACAGCCAGGGGCTAAGATTTCCGATGACGGCTACGGCCTCTTGACGGCCACCGTAATCTGGAAGGCCGACGCCGCCGCCGCCCTTGGCTCAGTCGTCAACCGCGGTTCGACCTGCCCCATAAACGCCAACTGTTCGGCGCATCGTTACAGCATCGTCTATGACGCGCTGAACATCGCCACCCTGACGGTGGACTATGTCGGCATCGATGGTGGCGTGGCCTACACCGACCCGCAGATCACCGGCTCGCAGGGCCTGACCTCGGAGCACATTACGACCCACCCTAACTTCTTCGAAACGGCATCAGGCTTGGGCTTCACTGGTGCGCCTATCGCTGGCGTCGGTACGGGCTCTATTGCCACGCCCAATTACCCCGCTGTGCCAGGAACTGACCCTGTCGAGTATAGTGGCAACAATGGAGCAACTTTTGAAATAGCCAAGGGCCGTAAGTTTCTTGGTTTTAAGAAGGCTGAGTTCAAGGACTTCTACGGCAAGACGAACTACCTCGCCCCGCAGTGCTCGCTGTCTGGTGTCATCTATACTTCGAGCTCATCCTTCGTGAACAATATGCGAGGCGCAGTTGGCAAGACCTCTGGAACTGGAACCTTTGCCGGCCGGAACCTAGTCCCCGACTACATGGGCACGTCTTTCACGATCAGCAGCAAGAACCAGCTGCTCCTGGCTCAGGTATCCTTCGAGGACTTCGGCCTGCTCTACAAGGTCCAGTACGAGCTGCGCTTCAACCGCGAAGGCTACAACGCCTCGGTCTACGCCCCGGTCTGATGAAACTGCAACCCGGAGTCGGCTACACCTTCGACTCATCGTCGAGCGGCTTTACGCTGGATACCACCGACCCGTTCCCTGGCGTCGGGGCTTCGGCACAGCACCCGTTTCAAGTCATCAACATCGTTCTCGATTCTGGGGCTTGGACTTATCAGGTCGTCCCTGGCACGATGAACAATGAGGTCGCCCAAATCGAAGAGGACTCAGTCTGGGTTTACACTAACCGCACGGCTGGCGGTATGCCTGGCTGGCCTGTCAGCGTCCTTGTCTCTACGGCGACCAAGTCCTACATCTACCTGCGGGCCGGCGTGGAACAGACCAACGATGCTTTCCCCGGGCAGACCGATGACGAAGA